AAGAAATAGCAGAGTGGTTTATGATTGATGAAAACACTCTTAGATATAACTTTAGCGTTTATATGGCAAAAGGTCGTGCAGCACTTAAACGCCGTCTAAGAGCAGTTCAAGTCAGCACAGCACTGCAAGGCAATGCTACCTTGTTAATTTGGTTAGGTAAAAACTATTTGGGCCAAAGTGATAATCCATTGGCTAGAGAAGACAATTTCCCATTGCCATGGGGAGCAGAAGAATAATGCCATTAAGTCAAGGACAATTGACTGTAGTAGATGATCCCAAGCGATTCCGTGTGGTAGTTGCTGGTCGTCGTTTTGGCAAAACACACCTAGCTGTGAGAGAACTATGTTATCATGCCAGACTGCCAGGCAAAGATGTTTGGTATGTGGCCCCTACCTATAGACAGTCAAAGAACATTGTTTGGCGTAAACTAAAGAATCGCCTACAGGACCTACGTTGGACAGAAAAGATCAATGAAACTGAGTTGACCATACAACTAAAGAATGGATCTACTATCTGCCTCAAAGGTGCTGACAATCATGACAGCCTACGTGGTGTAGGTTTGGATTTTATTGTATTAGATGAATTTGCAGATATTGATCCAGATGCTTGGTATGAAACACTGCGCCCCACACTGTCAGACAAACAGGGTCGTGCTCTGTTTATTGGCACACCCAAAGGCATTGGTAATTGGAGTTATGAATTATTTCAAAATAATCTAGATGATCCAGACCATTGGTCAAGTTATCAGTTTACCACCATTGAAGGTGGCCGTGTGCCAGAAGAAGAAATAGAGCAAGCTCGTCGTGATCTAGATGAAAGAACGTTCCGCCAAGAGTATATGGCTACATTTGAAACATTTGCTGGACGTATCTATTATGCATTTGAACGAGGTCTAAATGTTCGCCGTTGGGAAGAACCCATACCTCAAGTGTTATATGTTGGCATGGATTTTAACATAGATCCCATGTCAGCGGTCATAGCCACAAGAAAGGGAGACACACTGCATGTCATTGACGAAATCCGCCTGTTTTCTTCTAACACCAAAGAAACAGTGGATGAAATTACAAGTAGATATCCAGGCTGTAAGATCTGGTGTTATCCAGATCCAGCAGGACGACAAAGGAAAACCAGTGCTAGCGGCCTTACTGACATCATTACCCTCCAGAATGCGGGATGGATTGTCAAAGCCCCAATGCAGCACACCCCAGTCAGAGACAGAATAAACGCTGTCAACAGTAGACTATGTGCCAGTTCAGGTAACAGATATTTGTTTGTTGATCCTAAATGTAAGCATACCATTGAGGGGTTGGAAAGACAGACTTATAAAGAAGGTTCAACTCAACCTGATAAAGAAAGTGGGTTGGATCACATGATGGATGCATTAGGGTATATGGTAGATTATCTATTCCCTGTGAAACGTGAAAGAGAACCCAGCAAATCTATCCAGCAATGGGGTCATAAAATTACAGTATAAAAGGATAATAAAATGCAACAGACATTATTAGAACAATATCTCTATGTGACATCAGAAAATCAATTCTATGTTCGCAATAGAACACAGTGGCAATTCTTGTTGGAAAGCTATGTTGGTGGCGATGACTATACACGTGGCCAACATCTAACCAAATATGTAAATGAAAACAGTCAAGAATACACAGCTAGGCTAACGGCCACACACCTAGAAAATCATTGCCGTTCAGTGATCTCAACCTACATCAGCTTCTTATTCCGTGAAGAACCCAAGCGTGAATTTGGTTCAATAGAATATGAACCTATGTTAGAATCATTTCTAGAAGATGCTGACATGGATGGACGCAGCTTTGATGCGTTTATGAAAGAAGTGGCCATATGGTCAGCAGTGTTTGGTCATGCTTGGGTTTTATGTGTAAAGCCTAATGTTGGTGCACAGACCAAAGGTGATGAAATAGCAGCTGATGTTAGACCTTATGTAAATGTTATTTCACCATTGTTGGTCACAGACTGGCGTTGGAATAGACTGCCTAATGGTCGTTATAACCTAACCTATTTCAAATATATTGAAGAAGGCAATGAATCAGTAAGCACAGTCAGAGAGTGGACCACAACTGAAATACACACATGGGTTATTGATCACAAGAGTAGAACAGTTCTAGAACACTATGTTGAACCTAATCAATTAGGCGAGATTCCTGCAATCATTGCCTATAACCACAAGACACCTGTGCGTGGCATTGGTATGAGTGATATTGCTGACATTGCCAAAGCACAAAGAACTATCTTCAATCTTACCAGTGAAGTTGAACAGAGCATCAGAATCAATGGACACCCCGCATTGGTTAAAACACCTGGCACTGAAGCCTCAGCAGGTGCTGGTGCTATTATTCAAATGGAAGATAATCTAGATCCAGGACTAAAACCCTACATGTTGACCGTCAGCACTGATGTCAATCAAATCTACACAGCTATTAATCATGTGACCCAGATCATTGACAAGATGGCCAACACTGGATCAATACGTGCCACTGAAAGCAGACGCATGAGTGGTGTGGCACAGGAACAAGAGTTTCAATTGCTAAATGCCAAGCTGTCAGAGAAAGCAGACAATCTAGAATTGGCAGAAGAACAAATTTGGCAATGGTATTGCTTCTATCAAGGCTACACTTGGGATGGTAAAATCAAGTATCCAGATTCATTTGCTATTCGTGACACATTCAATGAAATAGAAGCATTGGTCAAAGCCAAAAATGCTGCCACAGATCCTAGAGTTTTAAATATTATTGATCATGAATTAATTGAATTGTTAGGTGAAGAAGGTGACATGATTATTCCGGAAACTTACACACCAGAGGATATTCCAGAACGTAAACCATTTGAACCACATTACATGATTAATACAGAAACTGGTGAAAAGTTTATTGCCAGAACAGAGCAAGAACACCTAGATTATGCAGCCATGGGCTATATCCATGAGCGTGAAGAATATTAAAAGGAGATGATCATGGGCAAAGGAAGAGGCCGTGGTGGACGTCCACCAAAGCGTTGATTGGCAGGAATACTTCAAGAGCATACGTTCAGAATGCCCTTGGAGTTACAGTGCTTATCAACAGGGTTTAATTGACATAGTGTATTATGATGGCCTAATATGGGAATTGGCACATTATCATGCTCGTGTTTACATAGTAAATGCACCCAATTTATCAGTTGAGGCATTGGCTAAAAGTTTAGATCATGGCCATGATGAATGGCTGTTTAGCTATCCAGGTTATGGACCATTGGCCACACCAGTGCCAATATTAATACAACAAGACAGAGCCAAACTACGTAGGCTTAGGGAGAAATCATATGCCAGTGCATAAAGTTCCAGGCGGATATCAATGGGGTAATCAGGGTAAAATATACCCAACCAAACAGGCTGCTGAACGTCAAGGTCGTGCTGCCTATGCCAGTGGTTATCGTTCAAATCCCAAACCACAAAGATCACGGTAATATAACTACATATAACAGCATTTAGGGTTAAATGCTATAAATAATTCATACAACTCATAAGAGAGGCGATGCTACAATGACAGATAATTCATTGGTAAACGATATGGCAACTGAGGCCGCTGGCGAAACAGCAATTCAGGCACAAGCAGACAAGACATTCACGCAAGAAGAAGTCAACGCTATTTTGGCTAGAACTAAAACTCAAATTGAGAAGAAGTTTGCAACCAAGTATCAAGACCTAGGCGATCCTGAAGAACTTAGAACCATTAAAACAGAATGGGAAAAGAAACAACAGGCAGAACAGATCAAGCGTGGAGAGTTTGAAAAGACTCTACAGGAATTGGCTGCAAAAAAAGATGCTGAGATTCAGCGTCGTGATGCGATCATTAAAGAATATAAAGTGAATACGCCATTACTCAGTGCCGCAGCTAAAAATCGCGCAGTAGCACCAGAGCAGGTCAGATCACTTTTAAGTCAAAATGTTCGCTTGAATGATCAGGGTGAAGTAGAAGTAGTAGGTTCAGATGGTGCAGTTCGTTATAAAGACAACGGTTCTGCATATGAAGTAGAAG